TTTTTTTTTCAATAAAAAATAGTATCTTTAAAAAAAAGGAAAACAATAAAAAATAATAGAGATGGATATTGTATCATTTGAGGTTGCAAAACTTCTTAAACAAAAAGGATTCAATGAATTGTGTCGTATATCTTATATACCTAGAATATGTCACAATGGTGAGGACATCAGTTTTGATGAAGAGTGTGATTTAAGAGACGAAGGTAGGGAAGATGAAATTGAGGCCATTGATGGGGGTGATATATATGAGAGTTATAACAAAAACTCATCTAATTCTGATTCAGCATACTCTGCACCATCTTTATGGGGTATGATGGAATTTATAAGGGATAATTATAATCTCCATATAACTGTAAAACCATATGTCTATGAAGATGGAATTGGATATGTATATGAAATATATAAACTAGAGAGATATAAATTCTCTCTGGTTAAGTCTAAAACCGGATTTGAAAAAAATGACGAGGCGTGTGATGCTGCAATTAAGTATGTTTATGAAAATCTAATCTAATAGAATGAAAGATATTATATTTTTTGACTTGGAGACAACCGGTGCTCTAAAAAATCCTGCATTGACAAGGATTATCGAGATTTCTGGAATCAAGGTGGATGCAAAAACTCTCGAAATAATAGATAAGATTTATTTCAAGTGTAACAACGATGGTGTCCCAATCGAACCCGATGCTTTCGAAAGACACGGTATTAAGGAATCTGACCTTGTTGATTGTCCTGTATTCACAGAAGTTGCACCAGTGGTATTCAAGTTTTTCGAGGGTTGTGACATTGGTGGTCACTACTGCACGTTCTACGATGCACCAATTCTATATGAGAGTTTTCTGAGAGCTGGTCTTGTATGGAATTTCCGTGAAGTGAAAGTGTATGACACGTACACAATTTATAAGAAATACAACTCCGGAAAACTTGGCGAGTTATACAAGAAGTACACTGGTAAAGACCTTGATAATGCACATAGTGCAGATGCAGATGCTATGGCTACACTAGAAATATATCGTCATCAAATTGAAAATAATGAGATTCTTGATGAAAATGAACTTTCGACATACTCAAATCGTGTCGATATTGGTGGAAATTTTGTAATCGAAGGAGATGGTGATGATAGATGTGTTCTGATGTCTTTCGGAAAATATAAAGGAAAACCAGTTAGAAATGTTGACCCGTCGTATCTAGATTGGGTTGGCGATAATGCTGAAGGATTTCCTTCTGACACTCGATTTTATGCAAAACAATTCGCTGCAAAAATACGAAGTGGTAAAAAATAGTAATAGACTATAGAATAAAAAAAGAGAAACTCATTTGAGTTTCTCTTTTTTGTTATCTAAAAAAGTATTGAAATTCTTTATTAGATGATGTTCACACCTTTACCCATTCTAACTTCAAAAGCATAGTAGTAAAGTTGTGGGTGATGACCTGCACGGACGATAGCATAACGTGACTTCAATGAAGTTACAGGAGCACCTTCCATACCCTCTGCAGGATAAGAGAGTTTATCAGCCATCAAGTAAGGCATGAAAACTAGACCAGGTTCGTTGTCCTTACCCTTACGACCAACTACGATGTGACCATCGCTGAATGGCATGTTAGGGTCGATGTAGATACTTACACCACTGATTGCACCAACTGGATACAAAGAACCGGCGGTTTGGTTGATGGTGTTAGAAAGTGGATAAGCGGTGAAACCGGCACAATCCTGAAGAGCTGCTCCGATACCTGCTGCACAAACAGCGAAGGTACCAGCACCTCTACGACCTCTCTGTGCAATCAATGTGGTTGCAGCGAGAACCTTGGTGTAGAGTCTTCTCTGGATGGTACCAAGTGTTTCAGCACCACCTGCTACATATACATTCTCAAAACCATCGTGGTCAGGCTCGGCTGGGTCGATGGTGAAGAATGTGTTGAGGTTGATACCCTCGAAAGCAAGAGCTTCCTCGTGGTTCTTCCAACCAAGTTCAAAGATGTTGTTCAACAACTCACGGTTGATATGCTGAGTCAATTCATTGACGAGTTCTGCTTCAACCTGTGCAAGAGCATCGATACCATAAGCCTTGAGGTCTTGGATTTGCTCACGAGTGATAGTACCCTTAACCTGGATGGTCTTGGCTTCTACCTTCTCTGTGAAGACGTTCAATGACATCATGTTGCTTGGTGTTGATTCACCAGTTGCTCTGTCATAAGACTGAGCTGACATTGGATTACCATTCTTGAAACCAGCACCAGTGAATCCAGGGATGAAATCTTCAAGAGCCTTAACAGTGTCGATGTCGATTACATAGTAACCAGCAACCTGTTCTGCATTTTCACCCATAAGTGTTTCAGCGAGTGATTGGCTTGCACCTTCACCACCATTCCACTTCTGTTCGTTGGTTCTCAACTTCTCCTGAACTTGGAAGATAGGACGACCGTCGATACGACCAAGTGCAACGAAGATAAGTTTATATTCACCAACCTCAGTTGTGTAACCAGGTTTGAAAGTCTCTTGGAGTTCTTTGTAAGAAGCGGCGTGGTTTACAATATCCTTTTCAGAATCGGAATCACTACCATCTTCTTTTGCAAGGGTCAATTTAACCATGAGAGGAGCAGTCTTAGACTCGTTACCCATTGGCCATTCACCCTCGAAACGAGGAGCGATATTTGTCTTACCACCTTCGTAAACATAGTCCATATATTGGAGGATTCCGAGAGGACCCTGCATTGGGACTACTGGAACGAGGTCGAGAGCGATTGTCTGTGCAGCAACCTGAACGGCGAGAGGGAGAAGTGAGAATGGGTTGTCACCACTACCACGTTGTCCATCATAACCATTGTTAGGGTTAGCACCTGGGAAATAGATGTCTCCCATACCGCCAACGTTCATACCTGGGTTAAGGTGAGCATAACCAGCTACTGACTCGTTGAGCTGTTGTTTTTCATTCATATCGTGATAAGCACAGTATTTGCTCATCCATGTCAACTTAGCTCTATCAGTAACACCAGTTGACTCAGTAATAAAACCTGACCAAGCCTTTAAAACTTCGGCTTCGTTCAAAATAACGTTTTGTAACATAATTTTTTTCTTTTTTTTTTATTTTGTATATAGTCAACTGAAGTACTTTGCTTCTATTTACTTCAAGTTTCTTTTTGTTGTTTTATATATTTATGTAAAATGATTTTTACATCTTTTCTATATTTATGAAAAGTACTTATTGGTTGAAAATAACATCCAATTCGTGCATATGGTTCATAAATGTTTTCAAGTTAATTTTATCGTATGATAATACAAGAACTGCACCAAGTATGTCATCACCGTAATATAAATTGTAAGTGTACACCCATTGTATTTTCTTGTTATGGTCCATCATCTGATACAACTTGTAATCGACCTTTTTAAAATTTTCACGAGAACAATACATAAACTGCTGTTTAGTAAATTCCGGATTGTCGAAAATGTCGTATTTTGTAATATGTTCGTCTTTTAGCATTGTGGTGTTTATGTATGGAACACCATCCTTACAGATATCCATAGTCACGTCGAATTTCCTAAATGGGAACGATGTTGCCATATTAGCAGAACCATTGTGATATTCTATAAGATAGATATACTCACACCCAATATCCTTCAAAGTTGAACGAAGTTTTATTTTAGCCTCCGAATATACTTCGTCAGATTTAAGAAGATTCTCTTGGTGTATGGTTTCTTGTTTCTCATAATTGGCATCCATAGATTGTTCTACAGTTTGTGGAACAACCATATTAATTCTTTTTTCGACCATATATCCGATACCAAATATAAAACCACAAAGTAATACTACCACTATAACTGTTTTTATACCATATTTCTTTATGAGTCCTATTAATAAAGCACCATATTCCTTAAAGAAAGTAAATATAGTTTCGAACATTTTTGCCCTTGTTTTGTTTTTTAGTTGTATAATTTTTATCTTCTCATACGATACTTAATCATATCAGACATCATTTTTTGTCTTTCGGTTAGACCTTCGTTTATAGGATTGTTCTGTTGGTTTGCAGTAACCTGTTCTTCAACTTTCTTCATCTCAACTTGTTTTTCTCTCATATCACGAGTGTTCCAGAAATAAGTTGCTGCATTTGCATTGTTGATAACAAGCATCTTTGACTCTGCCAAAATTTCTTGTTTTCTTTCATCTGAAAGATTTGCCCATCTTTCTTTAAGCCTTTCTGGGATATAATTAACAAGCATAAACTCGTTTGCATTTTCAACAGCCTTTCTTGACTCTGTGATTTGTTCGGCTTCTTTCTTCTTTGTCTCTTCATACTGAGTCTTTACTGTTGATATGAGATTTCCAAGTTTTTCATTGAGGTCATTCTGATATTTCTTTGAATCAAATTTCTCTTCTTTTTTCTCATCAACTTTCTTATCAACAACTTGTTGTTTGTTCTGTTCCTCATTCAAAGAATTTTCTTCTTTCTTGTTCAAACTCTCTACGATATAATCATTGTGAGCGACAATATTATTCATACCTTCTGCCAAATAATTACCGAAATCTTTCAATTTTTTAACAGTTTCATTCAACTTGTTGTTTTCATCAATCATTTCATTGCAACTTTCTGCAATGTAGTCTTGATGGTCAATCATTTGGTTCATCTTCTCTACGAGATAGTCTGAGTGAGCGATATTTTTATTCTGCTCTTCTGCAAGCATATTAGAATAGTCAATAGACTTATCCAACATCTCTGCAATATAGTTTTGATAACCAATTGTGTCATTCAAATTCTCAACAATATAATCTTGATGTTCAATCATCTTGTTGCAGTTTTCAACAATATAATCTTGATGTTCAATCATCTTGTTGCAGTTTTCAACAATATAATCTTGATGTTCAATCATCTTGTTGCAGTTTTCAACAATGTAGTCTTGATGTGAGATAGAATTGTCGAGTTGTTCGGCTAGATACATAGTATATTTTTTCAAATTCTCATATCTTTCCTCAACCTCTTTCATCTTTTTTTCAACACTATTTGTTACCAAATTCGAAATTGCACTATTATCAGTTTTTCCATCTTGGAATGTTTCGGTTGGTTTTGTGCCACCTTTTTCATTTTTTACTGATTCTAACTCATTTCTATAATTTGAAATAGCGGACTGCAAATCGGCGATGATTTCAGATAGATTCTCAGTATATTTCTGAAAATCTTCAAATGAAATATATTTTCCGTCCATATTATTTTTGTTATTTGTATCGTCTATTGTACCATTAGATGCCTTATTAGTGTTTTTATTTTGTTGTTCACAACCAAAATCATCTGTCTTTTTACCTTCTTTACCTGGTTCTGGAACAAGTTCTGTGTTAGTTTCGTAAATCTCACAACTTTCAGAACTCGAAACTAGATTAAGACCTTCATTAATTTTTTCATAATTTTCTTTCATTTCAGTCAAAATTCTTCTCGTTTCATCTGAAATAGGATTTGAATCCACCCCTTCATTCACTCTTGATAAGACGGCATTTGCAAAACCAGGGTCTGCAACCAAATCATAAGTGAACAATTGTTGAAGTTTTACGTGACCACTTTCATCTACGGTACCGGCAGCACGAGAACTAATATGGAGAGGAATACCATCTCTTACTAATGCTTGTGCATCCTTACCCTTTGCAGTGTTGAGAAGACGAATCTTACCAACAACAGCATTTCTTTGTGGGTCAAACTCAAGACTTTCAATCACATGACTTGCATTTGTCAGTGAAATCTCAAAACCATGTGGGTGGTCTAACTCACCTAGTAAAGTATGGTTCTTAACAGATTCTTTCAAAGCTTCAAGATGTGGGAGAAAGTCTGCACTTTCATATATTCTACCATTACGATTTTTCTCATTAAAAGTTGTAAATATACCGGTAAGAACTATTGACTCTTCTTGCTTTCCTAGATTGTTAGTAACAGTCTCGTTAGAATAACTGATATCAGAACCCGAGCGTTCTACCACCAATACTCTTTTTTCTTTCATTTTATATATAATTTTTTTATATCTATCTCTTTATTTATGAAAAACATTTTTAACTATTATAAACCACCGAATCCACCACCTTTACCTTCTTCATCTTCCTCATCTTCCTTTTTCTTTTTCTTCACGGGTTTGAATTTTTCTTTCGGTTCTCCACCTATAATTTTCGAAATATCTTCCTCTTTGTATCCTTCTGCACGAAGTTCTTTCTCCATCTTATATCTCTTATTTTCTTTAAGTTCTTCGTCTGTCAGACCAAACCATTTACGTACTGCCCATTCAAAATCAAAATATGGGATTTGATTTCCTTCTGCATCGGTTTCAACGAGTGTACTCATAATTGAACCAATGAAGTCAGACTGTTTCTGCAAATATTCCATCTTCTTGTTTTCCTCGAACAATGAATCCGAATACCAGTCAAGACCCATATTAACACGGAAATTTATATCCGTTGTGATTTCTTGATGTTTCAAACACATCTGGATGTATAGAGGTTTCAAAAGAATCTCTGAGAATATTGCACGAAGTCTTTTTACGAATTTTGCAAATCTAATTTCCTCACGGTTGATACCTTCGGCTGAAAGTGTATATACACCCTCACCCTGTTCTTTTTCAAAACGGGTGTTTGGAATTTTTGAAGCCTGACGTAATTTGTCACGAAAGTATTTTAAAGTTTCTGTATCTGAAATTTCTGGACCGTCACCACCCAAGTTCTGTATCTGTGGGGTCTCACCACCCTCAGAAGCCATAAAAATGTCTTTATAGAACTGGAGCATAGGACGACCATTGGTTCTAATTTCACCGGAATCCCAATCAAAGTCTACGAGTTCTTTATAGTTTGCCATTGCTTGGGCAAGTGTCTGACGACCTCTTGGAGACTGAACAGAACCAACTGGAATAATATATTGAGTCTTGTAACTTGCATTGGTTACAGCCCAGATGATTCTTGTTGCCTCCATAGTTCTCAAAATGTTGAATGAACGAATAAGTCTTTCGACATAAGATATTCTTGAAACTGCATCCGCTTTTGCATAGGCAAGATATATAATCTGTGAATCATATAATATTCTATCTTGTGTTGCTGTACCATTCGGTGACATTTGTTGATTAACAAACCAAACCTTTTCATTTGTTGCAGGGTCGATGCCTGGTGTAAGCATTGCAGGGTCAAGTTCAACAAAACCGATAATTTCAGTCTGTTCTTTATTATAAACAATTTCGAAAGCAAGGAAACCATCTATCAACCATTTCCTAAAATAGTCTGTTGCTTGAACCGTATCATAAAAACCAAAATAATTATAGAGTTTATTGTACTCTGCATTATATTCTTCCATGATATTTTGGTCGACTTTGTAGTTCAATGCTGCACTTGCAAACTTATTTGCACCATCAAAACAAACACATTCCTCACAGATGATGTCAAGTATTTCCTCAATTTCATCCTGTAAGGCATATCTTCTCAATTGTTCTTTTTTCTTTGCATAATTTTCTTCCGAAAGGTTGAAATAACCTTTTGA